CTGGTTCAGGAACACAAGCAGGTACAGACCCATTTGGGGATGCAGCTACTTATGCAACTGGTACTGGTATGACTACAGCAGAAGGTGAAGCATTAGGTGATGTTGAAGCATCAAATCCTTTTGCATCAATGGCTTTCACAATTGAGAAAGCAACTGTAACTGCTAAGACAAGAGCTCTTAAAGCTGAATACACAATAGAACTTGCACAAGACCTTAAAGCAATTCATGGTCTTGATGCAGAAACAGAACTTGCAAACATCTTATCTGCTGAAATACTTGCAGAGATTAACAGAGAAGTTGTAAGAACTGTTAACATCCAAGCAAAAACTGGTGCTCAAACTGGTGTTGCTAATGCTGGTAGATTCGACTTAGATGTTGATTCATCTGGTAGATGGTCTGTTGAGAAATTCAAAGGTATGCTTTTCCAAATTGAGAGAGATGCCAATGTAATCGCAAGAGAGTCAAGAAGGGGTAAAGGTAACTTTATTCTTTGTTCTTCTGATGTTGCTTCTGCACTATCAATGGCTGGAATGTTGGACTATGCTCCTGCACTTAACACTGAGTTAAGTGTTGATGATGCTGGTAACACATTCGTAGGTGTTTTAAATGGTAAATATAAAGTTTATATTGACCCATACTACACTCTTGACCCAGTTAGTGGTCATAGTAACGAAGGTTACATGACTGTTGGTTATAGAGGTTCAAATCCTTATGATGCTGGTGTTTTCTACTGCCCGTATGTTCCATTACAAATGGTTCGTGCAGTTGGTGAGAATACTTTCCAACCAAAAATTGGTTTCAAAACTAGATATGGAATGATTTCAAATCCATTTGTAGGTGCGACTCCAAGTGATGGTCTTGCGTCAGCAGGTTCAAACTTCTACTACAGAAAAGTTGAAATAGAAAATATTCTATAAGACTTTTGTCGTAGACCATATTAAAAGAGGACTTTCGAGTCCTCTTTTTTTACGCACCTATATACTAACATGATATTTAAATATCATGCAATATTAGGGAAGTCAAAGGGACAACCCATACACACACATACAGAGGACAATAAAATGTCAAAAGAAAATAAATCAGGCTATGAAATAAGAGCAGACTTACTAAGTCAATCAGAAGGTATTCTTCGTGAGAACTACCAAAGAGAAGTTGATGCTATCCATGCACACAACGATTCTTTTCCTAATGATAAAAAACCTTTACCACTAAGAGAAATTACTGGTGAAGAAATCATTATGACTGCAAGACAACTCAATGAATTTGTAACTGAGAAGTAATCTTTTGGGGTCGTAAGGCCCCATTTGCATAAATACTACTATGACTACAAGACAAATAACAACTGCAACATGGGATGGAAGTCTTCCAGATAATTTATCGTATCTTGCACCAACACAGTTTGAACTGTTAGTTAAGAAATTACCTAACACAAAATACTTTGCAACAGGTGTTAATGTACCATCGGTTACTGTTGGTGAATCAATACAACCTACAGGATTGGGTGTTAATATAAAACTTCCAGGCGATAAGATTGCATATGGTGAAATGACCATTACTTTTATTGTTGATGAAAATATGGAAAACTGGACTGAAATGTTTAATTGGATGGAAGGTATTACTGCATCAACAGATACAGAAAAGTATAGATTACTAGTGGGTGGAAACAAAAGACAAGACCAAGCACAAGATGGTTCTGGAGACCCAGAAGAAATGTATTCAGATATGACCATTGTAGTCACAACAGCTGCAAATAATCCTAATAGATATATAAGAATTAAAGATGCATATCCATCATCATTAGGTGAAATTGCAATGGATACCACTGTTGCTGGTGGACTATCTTATGTAACATGTACTGCATCATTCCAATTCACTTCATTTGAAATAGCATCTACCTCTTAAAGGTAGACAAATACCACTTTTGTGGTATAATTATAGTATGACATTAGAACAAATACAAAGTATGTGGAAGGTTGATTCTGTAATCGACCAGATTGATTTGGATAAAGCATCCTTACAAACACCTTCTTTACATGCAAAATACCTAGAACTCCTAAACGAAAAAAGACTATCGCTTAAATCGTATGAGGTGAAGTATAATCAACTTTTAAAGATGAAATGGATGTGGTATACCGATAAGTTGTCTAAAGACGAATTAGACGACCTAGGGTGGTCTTATGACCCTTTTGAGGGGTATAATAAACCCATGAAGTCCGAATACAGTTATTATTTCAATGCAGATAAGGATTTATCTGATATGAAACTAAAAGTTGAATACCTAACTGAGTGTGTTGAGACATTAAAAGACATACTAAATATTATTACATGGAGACATCAATCAATCAAAAATGCAATAGATTGGTTGAAATTCACTAACCCAGCAGGTTAATATATTATGCCATCATTCCTTCAAGAACATTGTATAACTCTTTCTAGAGCAATTCCACCTAGTATTTGTGAAGAAATTATTGAGATAGGAAAAGAAACATGGACTGATTATGGTCAGATTGGTGGTGGAGAAGAAGGTCATGTGAATGAATTTACTCGTAAGTCTGGTGTTGCATGGTTAGAACGAGATGCAACTCTATCAGATGGTTTAACTGTTTTTGACCATATAACTCCACATGTAAGAAAAGTAAATGAAGATTACTTTAAATTTGATTTAAACTTTCACGAAAACTACCAGTTTACAACATACAAAGCACCAGATGAAAAGTATCAATGGCATTGTGATGGACACTTCAATACTTATACAGAGGAAGATTGTAAAAATGACCCACATGCAGAAGAAAGAATAGGTGGATATAGAAAACTATCTTATAGTGTTAATCTATGTCATCCAGATGATTATGAGGGTGGACACTTCGAATGGGCATCACCATATGATGTAAATCCAATGCAAATCTCTAAAGACAGTATCGTATACAGAAATCAACAAAGTGCAAGGGAACAAGGAAGTATAATCATATTTCCATCTTTTGTATATCATCAAGTAACACCAGTAACCAGAGGAATGAGACATTCGTTAGTAGGATGGATAGCAGGCCCAACATTCAGATAACCAAAATCGATAATACCCATATTAAGGTAGATGCAGAAGACTCTATCAAGAGGGAGTTGGCTGATTACTTTACTTTCCCAGTGCCAGGCGCAAAGTTCATGCCTTCTGTTAAGAACAAATATTGGGATGGAAACATCAGATTATATGCACAAACTACTGGTAAGTTGTACCTTGGACTGTATTATGCACTGGAACAATTTGCAAAAGACAGAGAATACAAGGTTGAAGGTTATCAATGGGAGACTGATTTAGAGACTCCAGACTTTACTGATAACTTAAATATGGGATTTCCATTAAGAGATTATCAAGTAGAAGCAATATCTCGTGGTATAAAATTTAGAAGACAATTATTAGTATCACCTACTGCAAGTGGTAAATCTGCAATCATATATTGTATTGCAAGACATTTCATATCAATGCACAAAAAGAAAGTACTAGTAATTGTACCTACAACATCACTAGTAGAACAAATGTCTAAAGACTTTGCAGAGTATGGATATGATAAACCTATTGATAAGATGTATGGTGGTGCAAAGGTAGGGAATACAGATATAGTTGTAACCACATGGCAAACATTATCCAGAATGCCGAAATCATTCTTCGATGGTTTTGGTGCAGTGTTTGGTGATGAAGCACATTTATTTAAAGCAAAGGTACTTACAGGTATCTTAGAAAAGATGAAAGACATAGGTCATAGATGGGGTCTAACAGGTACACTAGATGATACTCAGACCCACAAACTTGTATTAGAAGGTTTGTTCGGCCCCACACATTATGTTACTACAAGTGCAGATTTAATGGATGAAGGAATACTTGCAGAGTTAGATATACAATGTCTAGTACTCAAGTATCCACCAGAGATATCTAAAGAAGTAGTAAAGATGGATTACCCTAGAGAAATGGAATTCCTTGCTGGTAGTGAAAAGAGAACTCAATTTATAAAGAACCTTACATTAGGTCAG